GTCAGTACCTTGTACATAACCCATATCTCTCAATTCATATATGATATTCATTACTTGTGTTGGGTGCAATCCTACTAATTTAACAGTTGTTGTCATAAAAATTTAAGTATAAAGAAACTTGCTAGTTTATCATCTTCAATGGTAAGATACCAATGTTGTGAAGAAGTAAGTTTATTTCTAAATTCATGTTCTTCCCATTCTTTCTTTACTAACCATCCTTCACCGCCCATACTAGTATGTAGATAATGCATTCTAGGGCCAATGTTTTGCATTAACCACTGTTCTTGTATAGGTGTCAGTTGATGTTTTAATCTAATCTTAGCCATACTTCAATTCTATCCAAGATAGTAATTGTTCTGTGATAATAAATCTATACATATCTCCACTCCAAGCAGCAATATTAGAACATGTCCATTGATCTTGTGATTGACTTACTATGAATTCTGCAATTTCTTTTAAAACGTCAATTGTAACCTTACCTTCTATATAGTGTACGCTTAAATCATGCTTGGGATTTATTACTATAAACTTAGGATATTTCATTCTTACCTTTTTATCAGGCCACTCTCTATCTCGTGTATCTTTTCTTATTATAGCCATCTTAATTTAAACCACATATAATCTTTTTCATGTCTAAATTTAATTAAAAGTGAATTTGCCACTCTTATCCAACGACAATGTTTTTCGCAGCCAGGAACTTTTTCGTACAGATATTTTAACACATTCTCATGTAGTTTGTCAATACTATTATGATCCGACTTTAATAATACTTCATGCCACCCTGGTTTATCATCTTCCCATTTTTCTTTGTACGTATGATAGATACGCCATTTGTTATTTTCACAAATTTCAAATAGTTCAGGATGAGCCGCATGAAAATATGGAGGATTAATCAAGCCCACCTCAACAAGAAGAATGTTAGCTTTTCTTCATCGGTAAATTTAAATACACCTTGACCAGAAAATTCCCAGCCATCACCTTGCATAAGATAGTTATACTCTTTTGATGGCCATTGTTCTCTGCACCAGCCAATCATGTGTGTCCAGCCCAGCATACCTATTCCGTACCGGTCCTTTAATGACTCGGGTGCTATATAAATTTTCTTCATAGCCACCTCAACAAAAACATAGTTCTATCTTCTGCACGTTTGAATTCAAATACACCATCACCTATAAAACGCCAAACATAGTTATCCATGGACATCTTTCCATATGTTATCTCACACCATTCTATGCATGGCATCCACCCTTGATAAACATGCTTACTAATTTTATGATTTATTGGAGCAGGTACACTTGCAATATACCATCCTGATAATTCATTTTTCATCCCCACCTCAACTTAAACCAAATTGCATCAGATTCATTACGAAATGCATAAGTAGTAGGCCTATATCCAAACGTAGCGTAATTACCATTTTTAACGTTCTTCTCTAACCACTCTTGTCTTGGGTCAGTATTGAGAATACTGTCAGTATTAGGTAATTGAATTGCATATGGCCAATATTTTTTGTTTAATACTCTAGTCATTTAGTATACCTATTTGTTACTTTAGTTAAAACTTGTTTTGCTCTAAGCCCACTATCATGTTCAGGGTGCATTCTTGCTATATCATCTAACACAGTCCACATCAATTCATGTTCTTGTTGATTTTGATACATTCTATTCCGTAAGGTACTAGCATCTAATATACTTAGAATACTGCTAATTAACTTTGGAATCCACTCATTCATCTATGACCACCTTAACAAAAACCAAGCTAATTCTTTTTCTGAATTAAACTTCCACATATCAAAACTAATACGTACTCCACAGTTACAAGTTTTACTCCATTCATGTACTGGATTCATATCAGTTTCTCTCAATCCTGTTATACCAGATAGAAACGATTCTTCGCTATATGCGATAAGTGTAAGATCACCTCTACGCACCCAAACTATTTTACTCATGTAAATTAATATCCTGCTTCTTTAAGAGTATCACTAATTCTTTTTTTAAGTTCTGGTTCACGATGAAATTTTAACGCCCACTGATCTGGATTGATATAATCTATAACTATTTTAGCATGGTCTTGATTTAATGTCTCTAAGAAACGGATACCACTGTCGCTGCAATACAACATCCATGGCGATATCTTACCCACTGTTATCGCATAGCATATCTTATTTGGGTTTCCATATCTTAATACATCATTTGGTTGTATATGGTCAGCTTCTGATAGTTCTATACAATAACTAACACTACGGTGAATGGCATCAAAAGGATCTTCATCCCTTAAATATTCTATTAAGTATTTGGTATAGTTACTATCATTTATCCAATTGTCTATTTTGATATTATCTTTTAGTAACCAATCTACATATCTAGCAGGGTTTAATACGTTAACCTCTACACAATAGTTACCAAACTTTACGAATGGAATATAATATGGATTTTTAATAAACTCTTGGTAAGTTTTATTCTTTGTTTTGCTCATGCTATGTTTAGCATAAAACTGCAACCAGAATTTAAATGCAAATCTGTTGCCTGGTTGATCTTTACTTAACCAACGTGATTTATATTCACATATATGAGATAATAATGTACGCTCTCTTACAAATTCTCTATTACAAAACTCACAACTAAATTTAGGAGTAGTTTCAATTTCCTTGGTCTTTTTCATACTGTATGATATCTTCGTCAGTTACTAAATGTGCTAATAGTTTGATATCTTCACGCTTTAAATTAGGATATATTTTTGCAAGATAATGCATTTTCTTTTGTTCTGTTACAAAAGATTCAGCCATCTCAATAATTTTGTTACCGTCTGTTTTAGGATATATCTTTGTAAAATACTCAATGATATCTGCTACCTTAGCCGGGTCACGCAAACTAGTAACACCAACTTTAATATGAGGAATCCATTGATGAAATTGCTTCATCCCTAGTCCTGCAGCACAAAACATTAACCAATGTAGTTTAGGATGACGTTGTACATATTCATTAAACAAATGTTTGTTTACTGCACTATCAGTTGCCATGACATAATATCCTTGTATGTCACTTGCACCTTTAACTGCGCTTACCCAATGAGTTAACATATAAGGAACAAATTTTCGTTGTTGTTCTTCAGTTAATTTATCAAAGTATGCATAATCTTTTTTATCAATAGCCGCTAGTGTTTCAAACAAGTCTAGTTCTTGATTTTGAAACTTTTCATCAACTGATACTTTTGCTTTTGCCATTAGAATGCTTGATTATAATCTACGATTTCACAATTACGGCTTATCTCTTTTACAAAATAAACACATCGGGGCTTGGGTCCATCATCAATAGGTACACATAAGAATTGTCCATTACGCAATCTAGGTGCATACCAAGTTACATCATGGTATATGTTTACGATTTCTACAGTAAGAAAGCTAGGTCTAAAACTACTCAATGGATTAAACTCAAATACATTAAATCCTCTGTCATTGATACTTGTTAATGGTAATGTTTCTAAGTCACCTATCTCAGGTTCACCTATAAGTATTTGCCAATCAATGGGCATCTTTAATGTCTTGTCGCCTATTTGTAAAACTAATGCTGGACTATTAAAACTCTCTAAAAAGATTAGCGGAATATAATGATAGTCAACGTTAGAAGGATTACTATTATCAAGTATTGCAAAGCGGAGATCATCTATTTCCTCTGGTAGTGTTTCTAGGTTATAAAACTCGTTATTTTCTAAATTTAAAATTCTCATATGTGTATTATACTACTTTGTTATTTGTATGTCAACTTTTCCATGTCAAATGGGTAATTTGCATCTTTGTAAAATGCTTTACGTTGTGTTAAATGACGTTTGGCAAATCTACAATTACTGGTTATATCATAGATTTGCACAAAGTCTTTATCCTCTGCTTTTCTAATTCCACGTCCAATACTCTGAATAACACGGACAAAACTCTTTCCGGGCTCTAATAAAACAAGATTAAATATCCTAGGTAAATTAATTCCAACAGCTGCAACACCATAAGTCGCAACAATAATTTTCCCCGTGCTAGTAGCAATCTCATCGTATTCTTCTTTTCGTTCGGTTAAACTTGTTTCTCCACTTACAAATACTGCATCGGGTAATCTTGCTATCAATTCTTTACCTGCATTTACTCTATCAACCAATACAAGTGTATTACCTGTATCTTTAATTTCTAATATCTTTTGTGCTATTGTATCTAAACGTAATGGATCTTCTAGTAGATGTTTTAACTCACTTTGATAGTTGGTAAAGTCTACATCATCTTTTAATTGCATAATCTTTACATGACATTGTGCCAACACACCTCTATCCTGTAATTCACTAGCACTTAGTTTATTAATTACGTTTCCTAAACTAACAAATATTGATTGACTATCGTATTTGTCTTTAGGTATAGTTCCAGTTAGTCCCCAGCGAATAGGTATATTACTCATTACACCTGTTAACAATTCTTTTAATGCATCTGCTTTAGCCATATGCACCTCATCAACCATTACACAAACAACACCTTCTAAAAAGTCACCAATGTTTACTTCTGCTTCACCGCTCTTTGTTTTCTTTAGCATGTTGTTTAAACTTTGCCAAGTACAGATAGTATGTGTTTTGTTATACTCTTTTCTATCACCAAAGTATACACCTACATCTAACCCAAGATTAATATAATCACTTTCTGTTTGTGTTACTAAACTTTTGTTAGGTACGATAACAATACTACGACCATAGTCTTGCACACTATAACTTAATGCAGCAGTTATCAATGTTTTACCTGCACCTGTTGCTATCTCTTGTAGACTTTGCGGATTGTTTAAAAATTCATTTACAATT